ATGATCGTAAGCTTCAAGAGCCGGGACGTTCGGGAGTTGTGGGAAAACGGCCGCAGCCGCCGCATTGATACCAAGCTGGCACGGCGCGCCATGGAACGCCTCACGGTCCTCAATGCCGCCAACGATCTGCGGGACTTACACCTTCACGGCTACGAGCTTCACAAATGGGCTGGCCATACCGATCGCTGGTCGATCTCGGTTTCCGGCCACTGGCGGATCACCTTCACTTGGATTAAGGGAGAGGCACACGATGTTGACCTTGAGCAACCGCACTGAGGCGGAAATTCCGATGGCAGCTTCCCATCCCGCGCGGCCGCGCAAGGTCGCACCGATGCATCCCGGCGAAGTCGCGATCGGCGTCCTTCAGGACAGCAGCGTATCGCCGCGCCAGGCCGCGCTGGCGATGGGCATGACCCCGCAGAACCTGGGCAAGATTTTGGGGGAGAAGAAGGCGCCGGTGACGCCGGAAACCGCGCTGCGCTTCGCGGCCTACTTCGGCAATACGCCGGAACACTGGCTGCGCATGCAGGCGGATTATGATCTGTGGCATGCTCGCGGCGATCTCGCCGGCGACCTCAAGAAGATCAAGCCGCTGTCGGCGGCATGATCTGGTCGCGCGCCTTCTTCCGATCCCTGGCGCGCACGACCAGCACATGCCGGACGCCTGAGAATACGATCACCATCACCAGCGCAAATTCGGTGATGAAGTCCCACGGCCGCGGCGATGTCTCGTTCGCCAAGGTCTCTAGCGCATTTGCGAACAGCGTGAACGAGACGGCGGCGAACGCGAGACGGTGACCGAGCTTCAACCAGGCGAGACCGTTGCAGAAGCCGGCCTCCGGTGTCGTGACTTGCATCAACCACAGCGCACCAAAGGCGGCGAGCAACATGAACGCCGCGTGCGCAGTTCCAAGTGCGAAGCTATTGACCATTGCCGCCTCCGGTTTTGAACGGACGCCAGCCCTTCATGGCCTCAATCAATCCTTGAACGAATGCCATGCCACCCATGCCGACAAGGAACGCGGCAACGTGCGGCGTGGTTCCGATCATCTTCGAAACAGGGTCTCCCAGGTAGTTCGCGGTCAGTGATCCGACGACCACAGACCCGATGATACTCAGTGCGTCAGCCCGTCTAAAGACCAGAGCATTGACGACGCCACCGGCGAAGCCGGCCACAAGATTCGGAACGACGATCCCGAGTTCATGCAGCCACCCGTTCATGATCGGGCCACCGATATGGAGCAGGGAAACACTCCGTAAACCAGAGCGATCGCATTGTGTTTGTCGGCCATCGTGAAAGCACCTCCAAGTGCGTTCATGGTGTGGGTCGCACGCGTTGCGGCTCAAGGGACCAATGCGTTCCAGCGCAAAGGCCCCTGCCCTTTGGTAACTTCGATCAGGTATTCGGCTGACGAACGGTGCCGCCGGTGACGTTGCCGTCCTTGGCGAAGATCAGGCCGATACCGGCGCCGATCGCGCTGGCGTCCGCCATCAGGCTGTTCATGCTCCAGTCGCCGTTGACGAAGCCGTTGAGCAGATGCGCGGCGGCGCCGAACACGGCCGCAGCGCCGGCCGCCGTCGTCTTCCAGTTCTTAAAGAACGATTTCATTGCAGTGATCTCCGGTCAGGGTTTGAGGACATCACGTCCGCATATCTCGCAGCGGTCGCGATGCTGTTTTGGAATCCACGGCCACCAGAAGTGCGAGATCAGCATCCCGATCAGGATGCCGATCAGTGCAACGATCGGCGGCCATGCGCGGCTGACGTTGACGATGAACTGCGAGAGCGTGAGGCCGCCCGGGTCTGAAACGGCAAGGCCCTCGATCACCGCGAACGTGAACGCGATGACCAAGAGCCAGATGACCCACACCCAGGGCGAGCGCATCGATCAGAACGGCCGATTGTCGTCCGCAAGCACCTTGCGGAATTCGACCATCAGCCGTTGGTTCTGCTCGGCCTCGCCGTTGAACTCGCCGTCGAGTCCCATGTCGCGCCAGAGATCGGCGCGCGCGGCCAGGCCCGACTCCTGATCGAACAGCTTGAGCAGATCGACGATCGACGTCAGCGGCTCGAGGCCCGCATATTTCGGATCGCTGTCGCGCTTGGCGATGAGCTTCGCGTCGATCTCCGCATCCGTTTTCTTCGGTCGCGGATTGAACAGCGCAAAGATTGAAAGAATGAGATGCTTGAGAAGCACGATAGGTCTCCTGTTGAGGTTGGGGGTTGAGATTGTCATTCACACGCCGCAGCGGCGGCGTATTTCGTTGATCTCGGACATGGACATACCGCTGTTGGCGATGCGCCTTGCGCCTTCGGCGATGCGATCCGTCAGCGGCATGGCCATGAGTTGCGCGCGCTCGCGGCGAGCGCGGGCGCACACTGGATCACCGCCGCGCTTGGTGGCGGCGGGGCGCTTCTTCTCAGGCGCGATGATGGCCCTTGGCGCTCGGACGTTCGGCAGCGCCGCCGGCCGCGTTCTCGTCTTCCGCTCGATGGCCTTTCGCCGCACGGCAGGCCGTGGCGCCGCCGCCGTCACCGGCGCCGCGGTGATCGCCGCTGGCGCGCGCTTCGGCTGCTGCTGCGCATCGGCGACCACGTACAGGCCGCCGACCAGCGCCGCGATGATGGCGAGTGAACGCCCTGCTGATTGCGCCACAGGCGGGCTCCTACTTCTGGGTACGAACTGCCTGCAGGACGCCGCCGGCAATGCGCGCGATGAGCCCCAGCGTCGGCGAGATCGCCCCCAGCGCACCGCCGGCCAGCGCCAGCGCCGACGAGGCCGCCACGGTCGGGCCCACGGCCGTTGCCGCTTCACCAACCACCGGCATGACGCCGGTGAGTTGGCCCAAGACCGACAGGGCGATGCCGAGGAAGCCGGTCGCCGCGATGCCGCGATCGGCGGGCGCCGTCGTGGTGCCGGGCGCGGGAACGGTCGCAGCCGGCGGGGCCGGTTCGACAGGCTTCACCGGCTGCACTGACCCGCCGCCCTTCGCGATCTGGGCCAGCAACGCCACCAGCACGTCGTTCGAGGTCTGCGGCACGGCGGGCTGCGCCGGCTCGGGCGCGGGTGCGGCAGGCGCCGGCAGCGCCAGCGGCGCGCCGGTGAGGCTCTGCAGGAGCGGCAGCAGCAGATCGTTGGCGTTCAGCGGCTTGCCGCTGATCACGGCCTGCAGGATGACGGGCAGCAGCAGCGCAAGCAGATCGGGCTTGCCCTGCCCGGTCGTCGGTTGTTCGTTGGCCAAAGGATTCTCCTTCATGAGCAGCAGCAACAGGATGGGAAGCAGCGAGGCCATCGGATCGGCCGGCGCCGCGGGCTTGAGTGGTGGGAGAACTTCGCCGTCGACAGCGGCCGCGCCGACGAAATCCCAATCGACCAGGCCCTTGCCGTTGAGCCCGATCGCCGCCGCGGCTGCGGGCGTGAGATCGATGCCGGCCTTGTTAGTCGGCGTGCGGTTGTAGTCATCGAGCCCGCCGCCTTCGGCGCGGGGCCGCGTACCGGTTTCCCAATAGGCGTCCCGGATATTCCACGGGCCGACGTCGATCACATCGCAGACCACCGAGCGGCCCGTTGCCGGATTCATCACCGTGACCTTTGGCAAGGGCCGCGCGTTGATGCGCGCCGGCAGCGCGACGCCGGGGCGCTCCCACCAATTCGGGGCGACGAGCGCGCCATAGGCGGTCTGCGTCCCCGACATTAAATCGGACGGCCCACCGAACACGGTCGCCGTGATCCCGGTGAAGCGCATGCTGGTCCTCGCTGGTTGCTGGGTCGCGCCGCCGATCGCCCACGGCCGCGCATCGTCGTAGAGCGCGGGGTCGGCATCGACCGAAACGTGGATGTGTTCGCGATGCGCGTTGGCGCCGGTGTACGGCCGCCACTGCCAGGGCGAGACTTTCGACGAGATGATCTGCCCGTTCGAGATGATGTATTTGATACGCGGGTCACGCGAAGCGACAAGCGCCTCTGCAAGATTGCGCGCACTGAAACCCGCCGCAATGTCGCGATCCAGATCCAGCGCCGTGACGACACCGGCGGCATTCGGATTGTGATCCGACTGCGTCGCCTGATGCGCGGCATCGCCGATCGAGCCGTCTGAGGATTTGTCGCGCCTCGGATGTTTCGCGTCGACTTGATCAATCAACGTGATGAGGCTTTTCGCCAAACGCCGGTTGCCGTCGCCACGCCAGACTGCAGATTCTGGTTGATCGTTCCGCTCTGCTGATCCTGATGCGTCAGCGCACATCTCAAATCCCCGTCGACAAATAGAGGCAGTACAGCTTCACGGACGTGAAGCACGCATGGATCAGGCCGTCCGGCGACGGCTCATGATTGAACGATGCCGGGAAGGTTGCCGTGCCGTGCTTGGTGGTGACGGTGAGAGAACCATCAGGATTCCGGACTGCTGCGCTCGCATGCGCGCAATCACCTTCCCCCCGCAGCGGCGCCCGTATCTTAGATAAATGCCCAATCGGAGCCGGTCAGCGTCACTGATGTCTGGAACGTGAGGGTCTCGGAGTGGGTCGCGTCAGCGATCACATAACTCGTGCCGGAGCCAGTGAACGTCCGCGTACCGGCATCGTATCCCGCAAACTCTAGGAAGTCGAAGCCCTGCGCGAAGTCCTTGACAACATCACCATGGGCCTCACCGGCAGCGAAGTGGAAGGTATCGTTGCCGCCCAGGCCCCATTGGTTGTCGGCCCCTGCCCCGCCATCGATCGTGTCGGCCCCGGAGGAGCCCTGCATGATGTTGGCAAGGCCGTTGCCGGTGATCGAGCCCGCGACAAGTAGGGCACCGGCTTCGGCGTTCGCCGTCAGCGTGTAGCCGCTACCGAAGTAGACATTGACCGTGTCGGTGCCCTCGCTGGCGTTCTCGACGACAACATCCGTTGATGTTTCGATCGCGTAGAGATCGTTGCCGCCGCCGCCGTAGAGAGTATCGATGACGCCATCATCAGTGCCGTTGTTGCCGACGAGGACGTCGTTGCCGTCACCGCCGTAAATCGTATCGATGCCAGCGCCGCCCGACAACGTGTCGTTGCCAGTGTTGCCGGTCAGCGTATTACCGCCGACCGTGCCGGTCAGAACAGCACCTGTGTTAATGGCAATGACGCCATAGTTGACGTTGGCGGACATGGTGCGGCCGCTATAGTAGACCACCTCCGTGTCAGCACCTTCGAACGCAACCTCAGTCACAACATCGCCGGCCTCGAAGACGTGGAACGTATCATCGCCCAGGCCGCCATAGAGCGCGTCGGCAGCACCGTCGGCGGCAGCGCTGGCATAGATGGTGTCGTTGCCATCACCACCGTGCAACGTGTCACTGCCATCACCGCCGTTCAGCGTGTCGATACCGCCCTCACCGAACAACGTGTCGTTGCCGGCGCCGCTGGTCAAACCATTGCCTGCAGAGGTCCCGGTCAGCGTGATCCCGGTCGTGACCGCCACGATGCCATTGTTCACGTTCGCCGCGAGCGTGTAGTTGTCGAAGTAGACGTAGGCGGTGTCGTTGCCCTCGAAGGCTACCTCGGTGATGACGTCGCCCGCCTCACGGATGTGGTAGGTGTCGTCGCCCAGGCCGCCGATCAGTTCGTCCGCGGCGCTGTCTGCCGAGGCGCTGGCGTGCAGAGTATCATTACCAAGGTCACCGAAGAGCGTGTCCGCGCCGGCGAGACCGTAAATCACGTCATTGCCGTTGCTGCCGTGGATCTCGTTGTCGGCAGAGTTGCCCTCGGCGAAGTCGTTCTCCATGCCGAGGAATGCGTTTTCGATGGTGGTGCCCGACGCGATGATGAAATTCTGACCGTCGATGGTGCTAGTGGTGTTCGACAGGTATAGCGTGACCGCAGTTTCGAGGCCGGCGGTGTTGATCCAGTCGACTCCGCTGGTGTCGGTCAGGGTGCCGCGTCCCGCGTCTACGGCCAGAACGTCCGAGTAGTTCTTGGTGAAGAAATACTCATCGTCAGTGTCAACATCGTCGCCGAACAGGCGCAGCTTGATGCCCTCGACCGTTCCGCCGATGCCGTCGCCCCATGTCCCGGCGGGATCGCCGCCGTGACCAGGGTCGCCGTCGCCGGTATCCTTGAAGTAGACGGTCCACTCCCCGGCGGCGAGGCTCCCCCATGACTGGTTCGAGCTGAAGCGCCAGTTGATGTCGTCGGCGTAGGATTGGATAGCCCCGAAGTTCGTCACAAACGGATTGTCGAACAACGTCGACTTCACGCCGTAAGGATCGATCACCCACCCCTCAAGGTCCCCGTGCATGTTGTGGAGGATGTTGACGTCGACCTCGAACCAGTCGACGATCATGCCTTCTGTAACGTCGAACGTGTACGAGTGAACCACGTCTTCGTCGAGATAAACATCTTCGCCGGTTAAGTCGTAAACGTATTCGACCGACTCGTGATTGGCGGCAGTCTTGGCCTCGTCGTACATGAACTCCCAGGACTCCGCCATCTTCACTGCGGCAACGGCGTTGATGAGCCCCGCGCCAAAGTAGTGGTTCAGGTAGTTGCCGCCGCCGTTCCAGTTGGTGGCGCCATTCTCCATCGGCCACAGGCCGCCGTATAAGCCATTGTTCCAGGTGCTTGGAAAGTCCAGCTTGGTAGACGACAGCACTAGGATGTTCTGCACGTCCCTGTAGCCGAGGCCTGGGTTGGCCTCGAGCATCAGAGCAACCACCCCGGATACGATGGGTGCTGTAAGAGAAGTGCCGGCCGCGTTGGCGTAATCAGCGCTATCGAGTCCGTCACCGTCACCGTTCTCGATGTAAGTAGAGTAATTGCCGACCGTGGCGGTTACCATCACGGATGGACCGCTGGTAGCGTAGCTTTCCTTGATGCCAATCGTGTTGTTGGCGGCGACGGTAATTGTCCCACGGTAATTGGTCACGCCGGAATAGGTCGTCATGAACTCCCCATAGGGGGATATGGCATAGTTGCCGATAAACTCACCCTCGTTGCCGGCGGAAAACACGATGTTCATGCCGAGGCCGTCACGGCCATTCTCCATCGCATCCTCGATGGCGGTCAAAACGACATCAGGGCTAAGCCAGTTTTGCGAAAAGCCGGGCAGCCCTTGATCAGCCCCCCAACTGTTGTTCATGACGTCGACGTCGTTCGCAACACCAAGGCCAAAGTAATAGGCGATGGAGGCGCTGCTCCCAAGATAATAGCCGACCATTTCAGAGTTGTAGGCAACACCGACAATGCCGCGATCATTGTTGGCAGCGCCGATCAGCCCAGCAACCATCGTGCCGTGATAATGAGACCCGACAGGGGTCACGTCAGTCGTGCCGGTGCCAGGGGGGCCACCCTGCACTTTCCAATTGAGTGCGGTATTGAAGCGCCCTTGCAATTCGGGGTGGTCGACGTGGTCGAAGCCCTTATCGATCATACCGACGCGCACACCGGCACCTGTGTACTCGACACTGATGCGGTCGACGTTGTTGCCGCCCGCCCAGCCAGAAATGCTCTCACCATCGAGATAGTCCTGACTGCTGCGGCGGGTGTCGTCGTTAACGGTCGTGTTCCAGTAGGGCATGGCATCCTCCAATATGTTGCTGCTCTCCCTACCCCGTCTTGATGCGGGTGGGATTGCTTAAGGTCGTTGGTGATGGGTGGTCGGTAAGCGCAACGAACGCACCGACAGGCCGCTCGCATTGGCAATTCCTCTGGTATAGTCGGAGGAACTGGGGACGGGAGGGCCGCTCGTCGGCACGGACAACAATGAAGCGCATCGTTTTTCTTGGGATGGCTGGCCACGAACGCGCTTCCGTTTGGCTGCGCTCCAGGCTCACTGCCGACATTCTCGCCGCTCATTTGAGCGATGCTGGCTTCACTGTTCGCTACACAACCGAAGCTGGCGGGCACCGGGACGCGATCATTATCCTGAACAAATATGCCGCGTATTACATGCCGGAGCAGGACATCGCGAACCTGCGATTGGGCGGCAACATTGTCTTGGCCGACCATGTCGACGTGAAGCCACGGACCGAGATCGAACCGTGGCTCGACGGGCTCGTTGCCTCGTCTCACGCTCAGTTGAAGCACTTCCGAGAGACAACACCGAAGATCGCAAGCTTCCTGATCGACCACATCGTTGATCCGCGCATCAAGCCAATCGAAGCGCCAACCGACCGCCTGCGCATAGGCTATTTCGGAGAACTCAGAAACACGCGCTTCAAGGAAGACTTGGCGGAACACGTTACGTTCATCCACACGCCCGCGCACGACCTAAGCCAGGTCGACTGGTTTGCTCAATTCGGATCGTACAATTGCCATTACGCAATCCGCGAACCGCAGCCGTTGGACGGCTTCAAGCCGTTCACGAAGGGGTTCGTGGCCGCCCGATGCGGCGTGCCGATCATTGTTTCCGACGAAGGCGACGCCCGCTTCTATCTGGGCGACAACTATCCGTACCTGGTCCGAGACCAAAGTCTCGGCGCCGCGAGGGACGCTATCGCGCACGCCCGGGATGATTTCGGTGGTCCGACATGGAAGGCGGCGCTTGGAACGATGCAACGCGTCAACGCGCTATGCGACGACAAGATCATCGTTCGGCAGTTCTCAGAACTCTTTGACTACTACGCGCCACGGCGAACAAAGTCGCTCTAAGACTTTCGAGTGGTGCGATCTGCCGACTGTGTGATCGCGGGCTTTCCAGCCGCAAGAGATTCCAGTAACGCCCGCTCGCGCCGCTCTTCTTCCTCCATGTCCTTGCGCTGCGCCTCCACCATGGCGCTGTACCGAGCAATAACTTCCGGTGTGTGATGGAGATTCACCGCAGCGCGAATAGACTGCGCATCAGCATCCGAGATTTGCGCATAAGTCGTCCGCGATCCATCGCGCCGCTCCACCCCGCTCGCGAAGTGCTTGTTGTTCTCCGCAAGATATAACTCGGCGTCAGCGCCCGGGTGAAGCGTGATCAGGTGAGGCGGGTATTCCCGGACCTCGCCATCCTCATAGATCGTTTGAGGCGAGAACCGGCACTCGATAAATCCTGTCTCCGGGTAAAACCGAATCCAGACGCACTTCATTTCTTTGGTCGGCATGAAGGCCCCTCTCTAGACGTAGTAATGGCCGTAACAGCTAAGCCGCGGCGTGCCCCCTGTTGGCATGTCCGCGGCCACGATATTGGATGCCGCCTGCCCGCTGCCGGACCCTGTGAAGATCATGGTTGCCGTACCAGCCGAAAATCCGCACGTCATTTCGGTGTAGTTCGTCTTGGTAATCCCGTTCCAGCGCAGGCCTCCACGCTGAACCGACGGCGATGCGGCAGCCGTAAATGGAGAACCGGTGATCTGCGCATTGCCACTCGCTGACGTGTGTGTGAACGCGCTGAATGAGACATCTATCTGGTATGTGACGCAGTTGCCTACCTTCGTCCCGAACGCAAGTTGAATGTTGTACGTCCCCGCCCAATCACCCGCGGCTGCAAATGAGAACACCGGCGTGAAGGTGAACTCTTCGTAGTCGTCAAGGGTATTGGCATTGGCCGAAGCGCTCTGCGATGCCGGGAATGCGATCTGCCCGCCAGTCAGATTTGTCGTACCTGAAAGCGTCGCGGCTGAAATCGTCGGCGATGTGCCGAACACGGCGGCACCCGATCCCGTTTCATCGGTCAGCAGCGCTGCGAGCTGCGCGGACGTCATAGGTGTGAGCGCTACCGATCCCTGCCACACACCATTGGCGCCATCATAAACCAGATCGACGTGATAGCCTGGACGCACGGTGATGTTCTGCCCGCCGAAATAGAAGCGGCTTCCGACAGACGAAGAGCCGCTGCTGTCGACAAGGACCTGATCTTGCGCGCCGGCGTTGATCCATCGCAGATTGCGGCCATCCCATCCCTTCGCAAGGCCCGTGAATTGCCGAGAGGCATCGGTCGAAACGCGCAGCGCCTTCGCATAGGCCAGATCGGTCGGGCTATAGTTGTTTTGGTTGGCCGTGACCTGCGTTGGGGTCACTACATAGGAAAGCTGCAGGTCAATGCTTGTGCAGTTGACAAATCGAACATCGGTCCCACCACCCCAGTTCGTTGCAGCAAACGATACGCGCTGCATGTCCTCAAGATCGAGCGAATAGGTCAGGCCAGCATCGAACTGACAGGCCCCGCCAGAGAGCAAGTGCCCATAGCTATTGCCTCCAATCGCCTTGATACCGGCGCCGGAACCGCCGAAGTGGCAACCGGCAATAATGATGTCGCCGACATCTTCGGTCCCATCACCATACTGAATGCCAGCAACACTCGTCTTGAAAGTACAGCTTGTTATGGTGTTGCCAGTTCCCGAACCCTTGGTGAAGTAGAGGCCACGCTCGACCGTCTGCTGAAATTTCAGATTGGTGTAAGTGTTCCAGTTGTTTTCGCTGACCGCAGTTACATCCTTGATACCGGAATCGGTGTTCCAGAAGCGCAAGTTCAAAAAGCTATTATCTTGAATGAACTCGTCGCCCATCAACAGGATGCCGGCCTCACCAGTCACGTCGCTGTCGCCAAGTAAGCCGAGGCTTTCGATCGTGACGCGAGTTATTTCGCCACCACTGGAGTCGAGTGTCAGCAGCGGAATGGCGTTCTCCGAAAAGAACAGCGTTGAGTCATTCACGCCGCATAACTTCTTCCCGTTGAATGAGGCCGTCATCGTCACGCCGGCAACGAACTGGTGATTCTGCAAGATCATCACGCTCTTGCCGGAGTCGATCGCCGCCTGCACGACCGCATCATCATTGGCGGTGCCGACCGGCCCGAACATTTCCGGCGTGACCCATGCATCGCCGAGCCCGAAGTCACCTTCTGCGCCGCGGCCCACCGCCACGTATCGAAACGTGTCGACCACCACGCCTGAGATCAGCAATTCGACCTGATAGGCGCCACCAATAACGTGGACGCGAATCTTTCCGTCGGCGAAGAAGCCGCCAACCGTCGGGTTGGAAATCTGCGTATTGCCGTCGCGGTCGGAATACAGAACGGCCAACGGCTGACCAGCGATCTCCCGCTTCACGCGGATATCAACGTTCGTCAACAGGTTTCCGCTGGCATCGATTGCTCGATGCTGAAGAGCTGCATAGGCCATGGATTGATTGCCTAGTTTGCTGTTCCGCCGCGGCGATCGCCGGGTGATCCAATCGTCGTCACAAAGCTGATGCCGTCGATGGCAAGGCCGGGAGAGCCGCCGGAACCACCTGCGCCGGTCGAACTCGCGCCAGCCGCGCCTGCGAGGCCGGGGCCACCGCCATCCCCGCCATCGCCAATCGTGCCGGCGCTGTCGCCGCCCTGGCCTCCAGCCTCAGTCGTGCCGGGAGCACCCGGCTGTCCAAGGCTTCCGCTGCCGGTACCGTTCGCCCCCCCGGCGCCGGGCAATTGACCAGCACCGCCGCCACCACCACCGCCCGTTGGGATGCCCGCACCCGCGCCACCGGCACCGCCGCCGCCGCCGAAGATTTCACCGGAGGTGTCCGTGAGGTTGATCGCCTCACGCGTGAACAGCGCGACGCCACCGACGCTGCCGGCTACACCAGCGCCGCCAACCGCGTTACCGCCCCGACCACCGGCACCGCCGGTGCCCTGAATGCGGCCAAGGTTGATGACATTGATGGTGGGGCTCCCGGCCCATGTCCCGACATCGAACGCCGGCAGCGATGTATCGACCGAACCGACGATGACGCCTTCCGCGATCGTGCATGTGACCGTCTGGCCCAGCTCGAGCGGCGGAAAGATCGAGTCGTGAACCTCCTGCAAGTTCACGTTGTTGATGTTGGAGTCGATGATGATCTGACGGTCGGTCAGATCATCTTCCGACGCCGCGAATCGCATCTCTTCGGCATCGACATGGATCGTTGCCGGGCCCGGCTGCAGACGGATTATCTGTATCGGCACGTCATCGGCGGCGCCGAACTCATCCTGCAGATTGCGCCATTGCAGCCGATAGCCGACGCCGAGCTCCGGGACGGTAACGCTGCGGCGCATGACATCGAAACCGAACCGCCGCGGCGCGTCGCGGTAACGTGAGAGGACAATCGTGCCGAGCCGTTCGGCGATGGTCCGCCCCAGCGCCGGAATCCAGCGCGCATAGATTTTCTTGATCGCCTGCGCGCCGTAATCTTCCTCCGCTTCGGTATCGATCGACTCGGCGGTGGAACGATAGTTGTCGGGATCATCGACGCGCTTGGTCGGGTCGATCTGCCCGAAGTACACCTGTACCCGCGACACGCGCTTCTCAGGCTGATCGGCAACCGACAGCATTGCCGGCCGCATGGTGTTGGATTCCGAGAATCGATCAGCATCGGTAACGATCGGGCGCAGCACCTGAAGCCTGATCTGCTGGCCGACATTGTCATCCCAGATCGCCAGCGCCGCCTGCTCGGTCACCTCCGAGATCAACTTATTGACCGGTGTTGGCTCAGCGATCGTCGCCGTGTAGAGCCGGTTCAAATAGGTGCCGGTTTCGACCAGCCACGCCGACCGCTGGACGTAGCCCGCCGGCGTATCGGTGAAATCCTCAGCCAGATCGGCGATGATGTCGGCCGGGTCCCGCGCCGCGAACCGAAGGCAAAGCTGCACCCTGTCTTGCTCGGAATGCGATGACGCCACCGTGCCAAGTTGCGCCCGCGTTATCGTCAGCGCATCGCCGGACCGCGTGAATGAGCATATCTCATTGCCGCCGATATTGGCGTATCCAGACGCCGGATATTCGGCGTTGCCGATCCCCGATGGCGACAGCGTCGCAGCAGTGTCGTTGTCGTCAATCGCGGCAACCAAAAATCCGTTCGACAGCACCGGCGCTTGCGCGCGGTCACCATCCAGGAACTTCAGCGCGTCCTTCGCCGTGATTGAGAATTTGCCTTCGGACGTCGGGCCCTCGATCGATTCAATGAAGAAGTGCCGCGTCTCCATTTCCGCAATCGTCTGACCGACAAACCCGGAGATCCAACGCAGCGCCCTGCCCCGCAGGAACGGTTGCCGCGCCCGGAACTTCCCCCACATCGACCCCTGCCGATAGGGATCGTAATCGCGCTCTGAGTGATACTTGTCGAAACCTGGCCCGGTGTCCGAATGCGGATGATCGAGGAAGGTGACCTTGAGGCTGGCGCGCTGGCCAAGATTCTCGCCGAGCGACACAGCAGCCGGCGAGAACTCCGGAACGCCAGCAAGATTGGGCAGCGCTTCGATGCTCCGCGGTAGGTATGCCGTAGCCACGGCGAAGCGCAGTGTCACGTCCTGCAGATCGATATTGTCCCGATCCTGACAGGTCGCGATCGAATTGAAGCACTTGTCGTCACCCGTCGCCGGGATCGATGCCGTGCACGGCGCCACGCCATAGGTCAGCGAGCAGACCGGAATATCGATCTCGATATAGGTCAGCGCCTCGTTGCTCATTCAACGATGCCGCCCATCTCGATCGTGACCGCATTGCGCCCCGTAACCATCGACACCGCCGGCACCGGGTCTTTGGTCAGCCAGGCGAACGCGACCTCGTAGGGATAATCTTCCGGCGACCACGCGAAGAAGAACGGAACATCGCGCTGCGCCGCCACCACGAACGGGTCGAAATAGGTCCGATACCAGTCCGGATGGAAATGCTTGAACGTCGCCGACGAACCCTCGACCCACTGGCTGGTGATAATCCGGCCGATGAACTGGCCGCGGTGGCTCATCCCATTGAGCGCTTCGGTCTTGCGCGCGAACTTCGGCGGCGTGAAGTCCTGCCCGACATCGAAGCCGCGCTCGACACGCAGCAGCTTGCCGGCGTACATCACCGCGATGCGCGCCGGCTCATCGCCCTCCGCGAGCTTGAGCCGCAGATCGACCAGCGAAGCACCAGTGAACACCATCAGGATGGGGGAATCATCCGCCGGAATGAAAGGCGCGATGACTTCAACGAAGCCCGCGCCGATGTCGATCTCGACGGATACCGCGATGCCGGCTGATCCCAGGTTGTGACCGGCGAGACCTACCCCGTCGACCTCCACCATCGTGTTGAGCGAAGCCGTAACGTACTGCTCGGTCGTGTCTTCCGCGCGCCAACCTTGCAAGTCGATCGTCGATGGATTCGCAAGGTTAGTGGCGGGATAATCCAGTTCTTCGGTATCGGCGGCGATGTTCGCTACGGTTACAAGGCTGTCCCACAGGATCAGCGGGACCCCATCACCGAAAGCCTCATCGGCATCCGAGAGAACAAGGTTCGGAGCAATGACCAGCATCAGGCGACCTTGAAGGTGATGCCGCGATCGTTGAGCAACGAAGACAGCGCGGGCGCGATCTTCTCGGCCATCGGCCGGGAGATTTCATCGAACCGGAAGACGATCTCTTGCATGGGGCCGCCGCCCGCGCCGCGGCGCTGGTCAGGCCCCTCGCCCGGCCGCCAGATGTCGATTTGTTCGCCCGGGGAAACGCGAGCCTGCAACAGCTGCGAATCCGTCCCCGAGAACATGCCTGGGACACGCATCGCGCCGCCGCCCGCGAATGCCGGCAGCTTCTGCCCTTTGATCGCAGAGACGGCCTTCGCGCCGGTCGCGAGAACCGTCGCCCATGCCGCGATGTTGGCGGGGAATGGCAGCTCGAGCGCCTTGGCGGCGCCGGTCCACATCGAGATCACCGCCTGGAATCCGCCGGCGATCTGCGAGATGCGCGCCATCTTTTTGTTCTCGGCACCGAACGCACCAGCCGCATCGGAGATCGAGCCCGCAATCGACGCGCCGGCAATGTCCCATGCGGTCCCGGCCTCGACGGCGAGCTTGCGCTGCGCCCGCGCCGCCGTATCTGTGCTGATCGCCTGCGCGTCCAACAGCTGCTGGATCCGCATCAGCTTCTGTTCATACGCATCCCACGGGGCAAGATTCTCTTGCTGAAGCTGCGCCCCTTTGAACAGCAAAAGCTGCTGGTTGAGCCGCTGCAGCGCGGGCGACAGCAGGTCGAGAGTTACGCGCCCCTCCGCGCCCTTCTCGCCGAACAGCTTCATGCCGTGGGCGGCTTCAGGGAAGCCCTCGGCCAGCAACTGGAATTCGCCGCGAGCAAGCTGCGTCTTGAACTGCAGCTCGCGCATTGACTCCGCAAGGATGCGCGCCTTGTTGGCGGCGTCGGGATCAATCTCCGGCTCACCCCCACGCGGCTTGGCGTTGACCGTGATGCGCGTCGGCGCCCGATCAGGCTCACCGGCCCCGATCAGGCCCCCGACCGCGCCGAGCCCAGCGCCAACCACCGCACCGCCGCCGCCGGCAAGGCGACCAACCTTCGCACCAGCCCACGCGCCCGCGAGCGCAGCCGACACCTGCAGGATGGTCTGCTTGTTGTCGACCATCCACTTGACGGCTTCGCCCAGGTTCTTGCCGAACTCCTTGACGCCATCCTGAAACGCCTGCGAGGTCATCACCTCGCGTAACGCGGTGATGCCCGGCAGTAGGCCCGATGTCAGATTGACGCCGGCAACCTTGAGCGACTTGCCGATGCGCTCGAATTCGTCGTCGGCCTTGGCGGCCTTCGCTATCGTCTCGTCGGACAGGATGAAGCCGAGGCGGCGCGCCTCTTCGGCGTATTTGTTGAGTCCGGCCGCACCCTCCTTCAGAACAGGCAGCAGCTTTGCGCCAGTCTTGGAGAAGAACTCAGCAGACAGCGCCGCTTGTTGCATCGGGTCTTTGACCCGCGAAATGCGCTCGGCAAGAATCTTGAAGACTTCATCGGGAGTCTTTCCCTTGATGTCGGCCAGCGTCAGGCCGAGCTTCCCAAGAGAATCCGACGCAGCAGTGTTGCCCGCCTTGACCTCGCCAAGGCGCTTGTTCATCTGCTCGAGCGCCTTGCCGAAGTCCTCCTGGCTCACGCCCGCGAGGCTTGCGGCATAGGCAAGCTCCTGCAGCTTCTCGACGTTGATGCCGAGCCGCTGCGACATATCATCGAGCGACGCGCCATAGGCAGCGGCGCTCTTGGTCAGCGCGACGATCGCGCCAACCGACAGCACACCCGCAATGGCTGCACCGGCCTTCTGCAGGCCGGCGCCGAACTTGGCAAAGCGCTTCTCTGCATCGGTCAGGCCCTTTTCAAAGAGCCCGGAATCGATGCCGAGGATAACGCGCAATGCGCCGATGATCGAACCACCAGCCATGGATTATCCGGATTGCTGTTGCTGTGTTGCGGTATCAGCCACGGTGCCGCCGAACGCGACCGTGATCATCTTTGCGATGTTGATCATTTCGTCCTGCGTCTGGGCGCGTCGCTTCTGACTGGGGGTCTTGCTCAAGAGCTTTTCGAGCTTCGGGAATTCGGGCGAACCCTTGGACTTGAGCGGCCACCGCGCGAGCGCACCGGTGTGCCAGGCGAGCGAAATTCGCTCGTTGTGCAGGCGCAGGAACCGTTCGGCATGCGCGGCGAACGTCAAGGCAATCTGGCGCGGCGTCCTGCGCCAGAAATCATCCTCGTCTAGTTCAAGGCTTTGCCAGGTTCGGCAGAGTCCGGGCCAGTCATATCCTGACCCGGCTTCGGAGGGTGGCCGCCGGTTTCACCCACCTCCTGATCAGGGAACGCGCGCGCGAACGCGAGCATGAAGATTTCCAGCACCGCGAAGATTCCGCCGGCATCAATGATCAGTTCGCCGGCCGCCTTCACGTCAATGTCGGGGTGCTTCTCTTTCAAGCCCGCCCACAGGAACAGACGCATCAGGCTTAGTGAGCAGGTCGCGCGGTTGTTCAACTGCTCAAGCAGGACAAGCACGCCCTTCCCGGTCGCCTCTTCGACGTTGCAGATGGCGTCAGCCGAAAGACGCAAGGTGAAGGATTTCTCCCCCACCCTGAACTCGACTTCACCCTTGTGCGGATTGGCCATCGGTTACGCGAACGTCGGCTTTCCGGAAATCTTGTACGTCGACGAAGCGGTCATCTTGTCTGGGACCGAAGTGTCCGGCTCGAAGCCGGTCTGGAACGCAGCAAATCCCCAGATCTGACCGGTCGTGAACACCACTTGCTTGTTGCCGACGACGTCAGTATCGAACTGCTGCATCATCAGCAGCGTAGCGGCGCTACCCGGTACGAAGTTGAGCTCGATGCTCACCTCACCGCCGTCCTTGAGACCCGGGATGAACTCTTTCCACTTCTCCGGGCTTTCGGTGTGGGTCGCCTCCACCGGATCGCGCGACAGGTTCGGCGGCTTGATCGATGTGACTTCCGCCACCGTGGTGAATACTTCCGGCGTGGCGCCATTGCCGATCTTGAACAGCGTGCCATGACCAATTGCAGCCTGCGTCGTCATCGCGGCTCTCCTTCGTATCTATTGTGAGGGGTGTCCGCGATGACCCAGCGGAACGGGAATCGAGTCGGATCAGCGATTACGCAGAGACGCCGGAATAGTTCAGGCTGAGCCGCAGTACGGATGTCGACGTAGCGAGGCCGATCAGCACGTAGTATTCACCGGTGCCGACATCCGCCACCGGGGCAATGCCGCCGGCCGTGGCGCCGGATAGATAGTAGGAGATGCCAGCGGTCAGGGTTGCGCCCAGCGTCAGGTCGCCCTTGGTCTGCACCGCAAGCGGCTGATTCAGTGAAGCGCTGTTGAGCGCGATGCCGCGCGGGTTGCGCGCCGCGGCCGTTGCCGCATCGGCATCGGCCTTCATGTAGAGATTGGTGGATGAATCGAGATAGACCACCTGGCCGGCGGTTATGGTTTCACCGGCGTGGCCGTTCTCGACAATGGCATTGGAGCCCTTGACGCAGTTTGCAGCGGTAACGGACAGATCAGCCATTTGAATTGCTCCTGGTTAAACGCGGTTCAACGCTTTTTCATCTTCGCCAACAGACGCGCGGCCTTGCGTGCGGCGCGCTCTGCAGCCGCTTCGATCTGACTCCAGATGCGATCCTTGAGACCATCGGTCACGCGCTGCTTGTTCGCGTCCCATGCCGGTCGAAGATGTGGATGCGCAACCTGATGCGCGTTGCCAAATTCCGTCTGTACGGACTTCGCATGCGGCATTGGGCCAACGAACACCTCGACGTCGGATTCCTTCTTGTGCAGCTTCTTCTGACGGCGTGAGAGCTTGGTTCCCACCGTGTAGCTGTCGGCCAGCAGGCCGGACAGCCGCGGCGCCAGCGCTTCACCCGCGCGGGCAATCCATTCGCCGACTTCCTTCAACGCACGCAGCAGGATGTTCTTGGCGGTCGCCTTCTTCAGGTCACGCAACGCCTCCTGGCATTCTTTCAGGCCCTCGATCTGGAAGCGCTGGCGGATCGCCACCGATCATCGTTCCTCGTAGACGATGAAATAGTCGCGACTGACGCGATTGAGCTCGGCCACGTCGTCGTAATCCTCGCGCTCGCTTTCGAAGAAGATGCCTTGGATGGTCACGGCGGCGGCACCCGAACCCATCACGCCGCGGAACCCATCGATGCGCTCTTTCACCAAATTTGCGAGCGACACCGCACCCGGGATCGTCTTCGACCACGCGTCTATCTGCATACGCACACGGGCAAGCCCTGACGGCCCTTCCATGTGGTGATCACCTTCACCCGATACGCGGGTGTAGACGATCGAATCCTTCTTGATCCCCGCCGGCAGGCGCATCGGGAAGATGCGCGAGCCGCCGTTCTGCAGTATGACGGCGCCCTCGACCGCGGCGCTGATTCCTGCATCCGCCATCAGATAGGCGAACAGTGCGGGGCGGATATCCTTGATCGTCACGATGTGACGTCCGAACGGAGGCGGGTCTTCACGGACAGATCAGCCTCGCGACCCACCTCATCCGAATGCAGGATGTCGTAGATCCGGTTGGTCGCCGGCTCCTGCACATTCGCGCTGTAGCCGTCGACCGGATAGATGATGCGATCTTTGGGGCCGAGCGGCCGCGACGCCGATGCGATCACATGAAAACGGAAGGTAAAGGTGACCTCCTGCGAGGCAACCTCCTGTGCCTTGGCTTCGCGCTCATCACCGCGCGTCGGCGCGACGTGTGCAAAAGCCTTGAACGCGAGATCGGTCCACGCTTCGACTTCGGAACCATCCGTCGCCTGCGTCACCGTCTTGCGCTGGATAATGATCTGCCGATCGTAGCGGCGCTGCATCAGAAACGAATCCTACGCCAGGGGGCGATCAGCGCATCAACCGCAAGCGGCATCTGGTTGACTATGTTGCCGACTTGCACGGCTGACGGATTGTCGAACCAGTGCCGCACCAGCAACAGGATGGCCTGCTTGATCGGCGCCGGCACCGCAGCGGCGTCGGCGTAGCCCGCGACATATGTCACGCGAACCGCCGGCCGCTCCACGTGGAGGTTGGGGAACGAATACGTCGAGATGAACTCGACGTAGGGACCAAGCCCATCTTCCAGAAGCGCATAGTTCGGCGCGCTGATCGTTTGCTCGACGTCGCTTTCGTCGTCGTATTTCACGCTAGTGATTGCGCTCACCGGGGCCAGCGGCAATCGCAGGCACCGGCCACCGAACCGATCGAAGTCCTGGCGCCAGGTCTGCGGCATCAGCGCGCGACCAAGGACACCCGTCCACGCGTCCAGATGCGAAACTGCCGCTTCGATCAGCGCCGTGATCAGATCGTCCTTATCGGAGTAGCTGATGTCGAGCGCGGCTTTGGCCTGTGTGAGCGACACAGGCGTCGTATTCGGCGCAACGGTGCGAACTGGGCGATACATCAAGCCTGCTCCCGCACCAGCCGGTTTGGATGCTGGCTGTGGTCGTATCGCTTTTCGATATCCTCAGCGGTCGGCATGTCGGCGCGTTCGATCATTTCCAGCTTCACGCGCCCTTCTTCACCGTCGCGGAAGTGGACGTCGACGCAGTCGTAACCGTAGAGCCGATCACGATCGGTCGCGCAGGCGTCCATCAGCGATGACGTGTCCGGAATGGTGATTGCGATGCCCCGCGCCGCGGCGATGCCCAACCAGAATTCGACGCAGGCCCGCCCCTGCTCCGCGTGGTGCGAATTCGCGAGCGTGTAATCGAGCCCGAACGGCGATATGCGCTGCACCCCGATGTGGATCGCGTAAGCGACGGCATAGGCCGCGGTTGAATTGAAGTATGGGGCGCCACCGTTGGCGTCGCCGCTGCGGTTCAGCACGTCCTCGAGCGGGAACGGGACCATGCCCGGATAGCCCTCGCGGACCACGCTGGTATAGATCGGGCCTGGATGCGTCTTGAGCCAGCGCACCATGGCGGCGATGTTGCCGTCCGGCCGCGCTGCGGCGCGCGCTTCCTGCACCCGGATATCGTCCATGTGGAAGATGCGATTGCAGCGCAGGACATCGCCCATGGCGTTGATGCCCCACACCTCGTCGCAATACGCGGACACCCCACCGAGACGGCGGGTCAGCTCGAAGAATGTCGCGCACGACGGCCCAAGGCCAACGACGGCGACGTGCGCCGGCACCTGAGGCGCCGGCGCGTTTGGTGTAGCGTCGGTCACTTACGCGACCGGCGCGCGCGACGGCTTGCTGAGAACAGCAACCGCGCCAACAATCGCGGTCGCGGTGCCGAGGCCATACAGGCGGATTTTCAAGTACCGCTTGTTGCCGATGTAGCCGATACGGCTGACGCCGGCCGCAGTCAGCGTGAGTTTCTGGCCAGACTCCGTACCGAGCAAATCGGCATCGGCAACCGACGTGAAGGAGTCCCCAGTGGCCGCCGCCTCGAAGATCACCGGGTTGATCGTGTCCGCAACCGACGCGCTGGCGCCGGACTGAAACACGAATTCCACAGCCTCGAAGCCTCGTCGATCGAGGATGCCGGAGAGTTTGCCGTTGGCGGCACCCGTGGTGCCGATCGCCTGCGGCGTGATGGCGTTCAGCACGCTGATGTTGTTGTGCATGTCACGCATTGACTTGTTCCTTTCTGAAATGTGTTTGCGTTGCGAGAGGAACCGGCGGCCGAGGCCGCCGGCCAATGCGCGCTTATGAGGTGCCGAACTTCATCAGCTTGAGCGCCTCGAAGTTCACGAGCCCGCCGCCAGTACGCTTGCGGGTATAGAACTTGATGAAGGGCTTCGACGTGAACGGATCACGCAGCACGTTGATGCCCTGACGATCGACGATCTGGTACGCGGCGCCGAGATCACCGAATGCCAGCGAGTAACTGTTCGCAGCGAGCGCCGGCATATCCTCCATGCGCGCCACCGGATAGCCGGCGATGCGCTCCGGTTGGCCGGCCTGGAACGACGGCTCCCAGAGATACGCGGTGCCGGTGCCCGACACCTTGAACTGGCGGATTTTCGTGATCACCGAACGCCGCGTGAAGAACGCCGCGTTGGTGAGGTACTGGTTCTTGAGCAACCCGATCAGATCATAGATCTTGTCGCCCTTGTCGGCCGCGGCGAAGTCCGAGCTGACACCGGTCGCCAGATAGCCAATCTGACCCCAGGTCACGCCGGAGCCAGAATCGGCAGTCTGCGTGTAGCCAAGAGCGAAGCCGCGGATTTTGGCGGAAGCGCCCGTGACGAACTCGTTGTTCTCGAAGCGACCGAATTTGTCGGCCACCTTGTCGGCCAACCAACCCTCAACGTTGAAGGCGACGTCGTCGAGCGCCTGCTGGGTGGTCTTCGGCTCGGTGTCGATCCAGTGGACCGGGATGCTCCACTTGCCGATCTGCGGCGTGGTGGTGTCGGACCCCTGGGTCTGCTCACCGGCATAGCCGGCGCCGGCCTCGCCCAGGTCTTCGATGCCTTCTAGGGCGTCGGTCGTGATCGACTGGATGGAGGCGTACTGACGCACAGGGCTCGTCTCGTACACCTTCTTGACGATCCGCCCGGTAACGTCGGGCGTAACCCAGTAGCCGCCGTCGGGGTCCGAGCCCACCGACAGGGTCTTGACCTCGTCCGCGGTAAGGCTGTCCTTGCCTTCACGCAGATAGCGGGTTGCCGCCGACTTGTAGGAATCCATGCCGGCCATATCGAGCGGCGTGAACTGGCGCTTGCGATCGGACGCGAGCCCGGCCAGCGAGGCATTGAAGGTCGCCAGGTCGACCAGCTTCTTGGCTTCGGCTTCGCTGCCGGCACTGGTGATGCCGAGGCGATTCAGCTTCAGCTCGAGCGCCTCGCGCTCTTTGCGCTCATTGATGAGCGCCGTATCGATCTTGGCTTTGGCTTCGACCGCATCGTCGAGCGACTTCTCGATCTTTACCAGACGCTCGGTAAGAACGCCGTCGGCGCCGCCGAGCTTCTTCACTTCGGCCTGGATCTCGCCCATCGTGCCCTTGAAGGCCTCGAAGGCTTCGCCCTGCTTCGTCAGCAGCGCTTCAATGTTTTCCGGAGGCATGGTTGCCTATCCTTTCGGGGTGAGAACTTCGATGTTGCGGCGGATCAGCGCCGCGATGGCCTCGCCATTGCCGTCCTCATCCCGAGGCTCCGACTTGAAGCCGCCAGCGGCGATAGCTTTGGCGGCAGCATGCGAGTAACCGCCTACATCCCGTAGGAAGTCCTCGAATTCACGAATCGTCTTGATGTCACCCGACTTGACGGCGCCGATGCGCGCCTTGTCGTTCATCGGGAACGTGACGATCGAAACTTCGATAAGGTCCAGACTCTTGATCGTGCGGCGAGGCTCTGTCGGCTTGGTACCGAGCACGAATTCCTTCACGCGATAGCCGATCGACAGGCCATCAAGCGATCCGGCCTTCATGCCCTCGTAGATGTATTGCCCCCGCTCCGTACCGAGCGCGAACAATTCACCCTCAAGCTTGAGCCCCTTCGAATTCTCTTCCATGTCGGTGTATCGGCCGACCGGAAGCATATCCATCGCGCCACCAAGGAAGCCGCCGCCGTGCTGCAGCAGCATCGGCGGAAACTTGCCCTTGTCCTGCCATTCGCGCAGCGTGTCGCGGAACGCGCCTTTCTCGATGACGTCGCCGCCACCATCCCTGTTGCCGGTGACCCCGCCATAGCCGGAGAAAACCCCGGCCTTGTCCGCGGCGAACTTCACCTCACGCATGTCAAGGCGAAGGTGGTCCATCATGCGTCTCCCGGATTAGGTCGCTCACCCTGCTTGGGGGCCGTGGGCTTCGCTGGTTGCGGCAACTTGTCGGCCTCGGGATCGTCGGAACGATCCATGTCTTCGAAGTCGCGCACTTCGTTCTGCGTGCCCCAACCCTTGGCGCCACCGGCGCCGAGCATCTTGGCGTAGTATTCGGCCTTGGCCTGCGGCGCCGTGCTCATCAGCGCGTTGACGATGAACTTGGTGTAATAACCCGCGCGCAATTCTTCATCAGACAGCAGGTTGATGTTGGCGCTCTGCGAGATGCGCCGATACCAAGGATCAAGCGTGTAGGTCTTGTGGGCCTGGAAGAACTCCGATGCGCTCGCGAATGTCGGAGACTGATCACCAGCATGCCCGACCATGATCGGCCACACGCGATAGAAGCGGCAGATTTCCTCGATCTCGAATTTCCGCGTTTCGATCAATTGCTGATCGACCGCCGACATCATGACGCGCTTGAAGTCCGCGCCCATGTCGAGGATCATCGGCTTGCCGGCACGCTCCCCGCCAGGCAGATGCTTGTCCATCCAGCCTGCAAGAAACTCGAATTTATCAGCGCTCAATCTATCCTTGACGCTGTAGGTTGCCGTCGTCTGCGGCCCGTTCTTCTGCGCGTCGCTCTGCCCTTGCTCGAGCGATGAGGCCAGGCCGATCGCGTTGCGCGCCAGCGCAATCGCGTCCATGCCCATCCAGCTATTCCACGACGGCCCGCGCAGATGCCAGATCGCGTCGTCAGGGAATTCTTGCTCCGCGCCGCTCTTGCCGCGCACGAAGTAATGCAGCGAATAATCATCCTTGCGCTCGACCCGCACCCGGCCCGGCTCGATTGGGATCAGCTCCCGTACTTCGCGCGCGCGTCCGACGCGGTTGACGAACACGTACGCGTTGAACGTCAGATCAAGATGGAAACTGATCGTCTCCAGGAATTCGAGCGACGTCTGCCAGCCATTCGGCTTCCGGCTGATGATGTTATGGAGCGGATGATCCGAAGCGATCTTCCGGCCGCCGGCGGCTTCCTGATAGAGCCGGAAGGGGACCGACAGGCCCTCTGCTTTCACCCGCGCGCACGCCAGCACCGTCGAAACCTGAAGCGCAGACCACCACGTTACCGGCACGCCCGCGGATGACATGCGGCCGCCATACACTTCGCGGAACAGGTCCAGCGATGACGTCACGCTGCCCGTGGACTTCCATTGAAGCGGCCACAGTCGGTTAAGGAAGCCCATCAGCAGATAGCCCCGTTATGCTGCGACTTCCCAGAAGGATTTGCCGGGCGCGGCCTGCACAGTCGCCACCCCGATGCTCATCGCCAGGGACACCATGCCGTCGATGCGGCCCGTCGCTTTTGCCTTGTTGAACATCCGGTGCCCCGTGCGATTCTCTTCGTAGATCACGCCGGCGGCACACGCCGTCATCACCGGATTGACCTCGATCGCGATCCGCTCTTCGAGCAATGCGGCTTCCAGCTTGTTGATCGAGTCCGGCATCCAGAGCACAAGCTCGTCCGCGCCGGTGTCTTCCTGCTTTACGTCGTCACGCTCGCCAATCTTGCGGCGGTTGAAGCCCTGCGGATGGACGACAGCGCCGGGCAACTCGGTGCCCTTCTCTGCCATCGCATCGAGCAGTTGCTCAAGCCCGTACTGGTCACACCCGATGATCTGCGGCTGATACTTCGCGCAGATCGAAGGCAGCGCATCGGCGAGCCACGAATAGCGAATGCGCGGACCCGGCACGGCTTCCATGAAGCCTTGATCGACCCAGACGTCGTAGCGCGCCATGTCCGCTTTCGCGCGCTCCCGCAGCGTATCCTTCGGCGTCCAAAACCAAGTCTTACTGGCGAAGCGCCACTGATCCTTTTTGTTTTCCAGAAGCCATGTCAGCGTGAACGCCGTTAAGTCGCGAACGCGGGACAGGTCCAACCCCCCATAGCAGGGAATTTCGCGACGAAGCATTTCGTCGGGATCAAAGGCCTTTGCTCCGGTTGCCTGGCACGCCAGCCATATGCGTTTCGGGATCGCCGAGATTTCGCTCTGGGTCCACTGGCAAAAATTCAGCCGGCGAACCATCCCCTCTTTCGAGGGCATCCCCTTTGCTTCCGCGACCTGCTCCCGGATGTAATCGATCTGAATCGACACGCCGAGATTCGGGTTGACCTTGATCCAGCACGCCTCGTCTTCGAACGGCTCTTCGCCTTCATCAAGCGCGCAGACGTAAGCGAACCACGTATCCGACTCTTCGACCGTCAGCCGTTCATCGCCGTGCACGACGGCGATCGAATATTCGTGCTCTGCCCAGCAAACCGATTTTCGATCAAAGCCTGAATTTGTGATCTCGAAGATCAGCGCCTGCTGGTTGCCCTTGGTGCCGGCGCGCAGCATTTCGATGACGCTATTGTTCGGGTGCTCGTGGATCTCGTCGATCAGCGCGCATAGCGGCCGGATGCCCGACTTGCCTTTCTTGTCCGACGAGATCGGCTTGAAGAAGGAACCCGACCTCGGATGCGTCAGCTCGATGACCGGGTTCTCGCCCTTGTGGCCCAGCCTCGCCTGCAGGGCTGGTGACCGCTCCCACATCGCGACCGCGTCACGGAACAGGATGTTCGCCTGATCCATGTCGGTCGCCGCGGAGTAGACTTCCGCGCGCAGCTTTTTGGTGAAGCCGTGCATGTAGTGGCCGATGCCGGCCGCCATCGGCGACTTGCCGGAACCCTTGCCAATCTCGCAATACCCGCGGCGGAATCGCCGAAAGCCCTTCGCGTTTTTCCATCCGAACAGCGAGCCGATGATGAACGCCTGCCAAGGCTGCAGGATGAACGGGACGGCCTTGCTGGTTGCTACACCCTCGTCGCCTTTCTCTTCGATCTCGACCGTGAGCACGGTCGCGAAGAACCGGATGGCGCGTTGTGCTTCCTCGACATCGAACCGCAGCCCGCGCTGGCCACCGATCTCCAAATCTTTCAGGTGCCGCCGGCAAGCGGCGCGGACGTGCGGCCCCGCGATGATCTCACGCTTGACGACAGCGACCGCATAGGCGGTCGTTTGATCTTCCACGGCTCAATCGAACTCGGCGGCGGGGTCGAAGAGATCGGCCTGGCCCGGCGCCATGTTCCTCTCGTCGGTCGGGGTAAGCCCGAACATCGCCACCAGCGATCGCCACTGCCGCCACGCCTCGTTCATCTGCGCGACGTGCGGATGACTCTTGAGCTGGATCCCGTTCCGGCCCTCCACCATGTAGATCTCGGCATCGAGCCCGGGCGTGCCGGCAACGCGAGTGGCGCCGGCCTCAAGGTCGACGTCGTTTGCGGCGAAGAAAGCGCGGAACGCGCGCAGCCGCAGATTGACCCGCACCAGCTCAAGCACCGCATCGACGAAGTGAGGCTTGAGCCGATCGAGGATCGGGTCGGCGAGCTGCCCGGCGATCCGGCCCCACTCGCGTTTCTCATCGTCAGTCAGTTTCTTCGGCCGCAACTTCAGCGCCAGTCGCCGCGCCCGGTCCTTGCGCGACTTCTCGTTCGCTTCGACACTCGCCCCTTTCATCGGAACGACGGTGCCGAGCTTTGGCTTGGCTCCCCTCATCACATCACCAGTGGGCTTTCTCTATTCAATTCCACCTTTCTCAGTTTGAAGGGTGGCCGCCGGTCCCGGAACGGAGCGCTTCAGACTTTTGACCCACCCCCGGGGGAGGTGGATCACCTAATTCGATTTGCTGGGTGTTTCTGATCGAGAGGCCACCCATCAAGGCCTACCTCACCACTGTAGCCACGCGACTCTTCAGCCTGCTTGGCACTGTCATGGTGGGGCTTACACAAGGATTGCCAGTTGTTGTCTGTGTCCCAGAATAGAACCTGATCACCCTTATGCGGGATGATGTGGTCGACCACGGTGGCGGCCACGACCTTGCCCTGGGCTTGGCACATAACGCACAGCGGATGGCTGGCTAGGTAGGTAGCCCGAGCCTTGTCCCAGCGCCTGGTGTAGCCCCGCGCGCGTGCGCTACCCCTGTTCTCGAACCCCATACTAAAGGGGCCGCTGCAGTTGATGTCCACAGCGGCCCAAGTCTAGGGAGGAAACGCCCAAGGAGGGCTCAATCTAGGCCCGAAGGCCCACACCCTATGAACGCAAGAAGCCCGATGCAGGGGGGTGTGCACCGGGCTTCATCACGGAGGGGTTCAATCGGTATCGGCGTCAGGCGGCAAGGCGCCGAACGTGGCTGGACCTCCAGCCAGCCAAAGACGTAGGACGCACCGCAGCGCCGGAGGCGCGGGGCTTCATCGCAACGGGACGGAAGGAGGGGAATGTGCGCTTGGGCTCGATATGCGCCACCGCTGCGGGCAGCACGAACATGGGGGCATCCACGATCATATCGAAGATGTCGAGGCCGTAGCCCCAAGCATAGTCGCCGGTCGCGGTCGTTCGATCGGGATAGTCGAGATTGCTTGCCGTGACGGTCGAGTTGATCGACATCGTGACCGCAAGGGCCATACCGACGATCATTCCCAACCTCAGGCCAAATCTGCCGTAGGCCAT